CAAAATGGGGAATATATTAAAAGTGAATTGGTTGCATGGGATGGTGATCGTAAATCAGTGACATATACATGGAAAATGGATAAGTTACATAATCGATTGGATTTTGCTGGTGATTCTTTATTCTGTGAATGGGCTTATGTCGTGGACTTTGATGAAAATACTTTTGAAGTCTATGAGGGATTTGTCAAAGAACCTCATGAGGGTGAAAGGTTTTCTAATATGGAATATGAGAAGTCTCATCGAGAACCACAATATTATCCAATCAAATTAAAGAAAAAATATGATTTAAATAATCTTCCAACGGAAGAAGAATTTTTAAAAGAATTAGAAGAACAAGAAGAACAAGACGATGAGTGAGAAAAATAGTAGTAGTGGTGGAATTGGATTTACTGGTCTTTTGACCGTGGCATTTGTAGTTCTGAAATTGTGTGGAGTAATTGCGTGGTCATGGTGGTGGGTTCTTTCCCCTATCTGGATTACCATTTTGTTAATAATCGCTATTGTGGTATTGGCAGTCATCGTAAAAATTTTGTGAATGATGATTTCTGAAAAAACATTACCTATTCATGAACTCAAGTATTATCACAATGATAATCTTGGGTTTGTGTTCATCGGTGCTTCAAAATCCTCTGATGATGCCATTCAAAGATTAGCACAATTTTTGGTGGATGTTGGAGTATCGAAAGAATTACCAGAATTTTATCAACGTGTTAAATCAAATGCAGTGGCATTTGTATATGGAGGTAATTCTGGATTTCAAAGTGGTGAGTTCTATCGCTCTGCCAATCGAATTAATCTGATGGGTATGTTTAAAATTGAAACATTGGGAGTATACTTAGATGGACTACAAGCTTAATATGTTACCAATGGAATTAGGAGGGACTGCTATTCTTGATTACGATCCTGAATATCATCATCTCATGGAAGAAACCTTAGTGCTTTGTGGTCGAGAGGATATTATTTTATGCTCTCGATCATATACAGATGAAGAGAAATATTCCATGCACCTAATTAGCGAAAATTATGACTTGACAGATTGGTGGGATGCCACTAAGATAATCAGCGAAAAGTATGCCAACAAATGAAATTACAATACCTCTGGAACTTTTTGATGGTAGATTCTCTCTTGAAGAAATCGCCACAATAAGTATGATCTTTGCCTCTCCAAATCTCTCTTTAAAAACTAGAGAACAATGGGGAGGTAATCTGAAGTGTAATGAAATCACTGACAAATTAGTGAAAGATGGTATCATTAAATTTCATGATGATAAAATAGAAATCGACATAACGAGAAAACAAGAACCTATGAACATCCATAAACAAATTGAAAACATTCTTGGTAAATATCAAATCAACCAAGAAGACCGAAATGACATCACTGACTTGCTGGAAACCATTGGACATGAATCCTTTGGTTCTGGTTACGAGAAAGGTTACGATGATGGTAGAATCGACTTCAATGAACCATCATTCACATCTTATGGAAATAAGGAAGACTACGTTTAAAAACTAGAATATACTCCTGTTATGAAAGCAAGCTATCGAAAAATTAAAAACGGATTCTACCCTGTCATCATTTTTAATGACAAGTCAAGAATGACACATAAAGTATTGTGCTGCAATAAAGAATTGGCTACCAATTTGGCACAGAACGTTATTATAGGAATTGAAAAATATCAAAAAAATGAAAAAGGAGAAGAAAAAAAAGAATACGTTTAAGATGTGGCTTGACGGTCCTGATATCGTATTACCTGATGGCTATCATTGGAATATGGAGTCAGGAGAAGTAATTGCCAACGATGGATCATGGCGCGGTGGTCTGGTCGATTTTTATAATAAACAAAAAGATGAATTAAATGAACAACAAAGATCAAATTAATCAATTAATCAACGGCATTGCTTTGTTTGATAAGCAAGTTATCAAAAAGAAATGTCTCAAAGTAAAAGCTACTCTCAAAAAGGTGAGAGCGGCAAAATTAGAAAAGTTTTATGCTGAGCAAAAAGTAGAAGCTGATAAGATTCGAGAGAAGTATCAAAAATCATTTTGGTATAGGTTCAAACTGAAACGTGGAAAGATTAAGGATGTGAATCAATGGTCTAACAAGGATGTGATCATGACGTATAAAAAAGACATAAGACATAGTAACTTCGGTGAATGTTTACGTTTGATTGATTTCGTATTTGGTGACGAAGATATCGCTGCATACAAAAGAGATACTGCGAAATTATGCGATGAGCTAGTATCAGTCTGTGACGCATTGAAAGGCGATGAAATTTGGATTTCGTCTCAAGCGTGGAGCAAACTTAACGAAAAAATTTAAATGAAAATTTATGCAATTAAAATTTAGAGTATGGAACGGTGAAAAATATCTACCGCGAGATTCATTCTGTTTATTCCCGACCGATGACGGTGATTTTGAAGCGAGGTCTTTGGAGTCTTATGGAGTGTTAGGAGATATTCCAAATCAAAAAATCGAACAATGGACTGGTACGAAAGACAAAAATAATGAAGAAATTTATTGTGGAGATATTGTAAAAGCTACATCTGATGAATATTCGAATGAAAATTTCATAGCGCATGTGATTTTCGATGATGGTAATTATCTAACTTATATCAATTCTTGCGACATCAGAGGGTTGTGGAGCGGCGAAAACATTGAAATTATTGGCAATATTAACGAAAACTCCGAACTTATTAAAAACTAGAATACACTCACGACATGCAACTTAACACTTTAGAAACAAAATTCGCCAAATGCTCATCCATTGAAATTCCCGATGCGTTCTACAATCGCATGTCAACTGGTAACGATGAGATTGACACTATGTTTGGCACTGAACAATTCAAAGGATTCATGGCAGGTAGTGCCATCACCATCACTGGCACTCCAGGTGCTGGTAAATCCACTCTTCTCTGTCAGGTGTCACAGATGCTCACCACACAAGGTAAACGTGCTGCAATCGCTTCTGGTGAAGAATCTCATATTCAAATCGCCTATGCTTGCAAGCGTCTCGGAGTGACTGATGTGGATGTGGCTCACATCAAGGATGTGGAAGAAATCGCTGCTGCCATGCACTCATATGATTTCATGGTCGTGGATAGCTTTCAAGCTCTTCGTTCTAATAAGAATATGAAGAAGAGAGAGTTTAACCAATATGCACAAGACTTGCTTCTTTCCACTGCTAAAGAGACTGGTTGCGTGTTGGTATTCGTTCTTCACATCACTGTCAGTGGTCTTCCCAAAGGTGGCACTGATGTTATCCATGCTGTCGATGTGAACATGCGTGTAACGGTGGATAAAGATGACAATTCCATGCGTCTGATCGATGTTTATAAGAATCGCTTCGGTGAGACTAAGACTCACATGGCTATTATGAATGCCAATGGTTTTGATTTCAAAGGTCTTTACACTGCTCCTACTGAGGAAGTCAAAGAGAAGAAAGATAAAGAACCTGCTAACGATAAGCGTAAAGAAGAAATTCTTGCAATGGATGAACCTCCTCACTTGACATTAGATCGTATCTGTGATAAGCTGAACGTGTCAGGTCAAACCGCTGGTAACATTCTACGTGAAATGGTTGGAGAGGGTAAGCTTCAGAAGTTCGGTCGTGGCGTGAATGCTGTGTGGAAGATCGCTCAAGAGTGTCAGAAATTACATAAAGAATTGACGAAATGAAAAATGAAATTAGATTAGGTATGGCGGCATTATCAGATGATGTATTTGCTGGATATCTTTGTAAAGATGGTAGAACTTGGAAACAAGGTAAACATACCGTGACCAGTGACTTCCTACAAACAATGATTCAGTATGTCGGAGTTAATAAATCCTTAGAAATCAATGTTGGTGGTAAACCAAAATATAAAATTACTATAAAAGAAATCGAAGAAGAATTATGATTAGTATCTCAAAAAATTGTGATCCCAATTACCTTGCCACGGTGATTGAATGCCCTGAATTGAAACAGCATCCAAACGCCGACCGTCTGGAGATTGCTACTGTGTTTGGTGGTGATGTGATCGTTGCCAAAGGACAATATCAAAAAGGCGAACCACTATGCTATTTTCCAGTGGAATCTTGTATCTCACAGAAGTTCTTAGCATGGGCAAATCTGTTAGATAAAGCAGAATCGAATGCTGATGGTAAGACCAAGGGTTTTTTCAGCATTAAGGGTGATGGATATTCTAGGGTGAAAGCAGTAAAGCTCC